AGTGGTAATGTAACATTAAGTCGTCCAATTACTGCAGTAAATCCTTTAGGTACTGGTAATTTTAGTGAATCTATATTTGAATTTAAAGATGTAACAGGAACTGTAGTATATTTATCTGCTGGTAATGGTAAATTATTTAAAGGTACAGATTCTTTAATAGAACAGCAAGTATTTGCTGCTAATCAAACTACAGTAGTTGCTACTGCTTTTACAGGAAATAGATGGCAATTTGCTACTCTTCCTGAAGGTACAGGACCAACAGCTCTTTCTTATGCAATTGCTGTACAGAATGGAAACGCAGCTTTAGTATATAGAAAAAGAAACCATACAGATGCCTATATCTTTCAAAAGATAGGTGATTATGGTACTAAACCAACAGGTGTAACAACTTTTGATCCTGATTGTGTTATTTCTGCTTTTGGTAGAATTTGGGCTGCAGGAATATCAAGTAATAAAGCTTCTCTTTATTTTAGTGCCCTTGTAGATCCAGCTAGTTTTACAGGAGCAGGCTCAGGGGTATTAGATATTAGTTCTGTCATTGGAAACAATGATGAAATAACAGCATTGGCTGTTCATAATAATTATCTAATAATCTTTTGTAAGAATCATATTGTTGCCTACAAAGGAGCAGGTGATCCTACAACAATGACACTTGCTGATATTGTAGTAGGTGTAGGATGTATTGCTAGAGATTCGGTACAAGGAACTGGTACAGATTTAATATTTTTATCTAAGAGTGGTGTTAGAAGTTTTAACAGAACAGTACAAGAAGATTCAATGCCACTTCGTGAACTCTCTCTTAATATTAGAGATGACTTAGTAGGTTATTTAGAAGTAGAAACAGTAACAGATATTAAAAGTGCTTATTTTGAAAGAGATGCTTTTTATCTATTAACTTTTCCTGGTTCTAAAGTTATGGTTTATTTTGATTTAAGACAGATACTTCCTAATGGGGCAGCTAGAACAACATTATGGAATAATTCAGATGGAACAATTTATAAAGCTTTCTGCTCAACTACTGACAGAACTTTATTTATAGGAGTTCCAAATGGTATAGCATTATATGATGGTTATTTAGATGGTAGTAACACTTATGAGTTTCAATATTATACATCTAATTCAGATTTAACAGCACCAACTATGATAAAAATGCTTAAAAAAGCTACTTTAGTTGTTATTGGTAGTGGAGATCAAGACTTTACCTTTAAGTATGGTTATGACTATACTTTAAATTATAATACACAATTAATTTCTAGAAGTTTTGGTACTGGTATTTATCCTACTTATAACTCAACTACTTCACTATATAATAATAGTAAGTATGCTTCAGTAGGTGTTGGAGTAAATAGGATTAGCGTTCCACTAGGTGGATCAGGAAAAGTAATACAACTTGGAGTAGAATCTACTGTAAATGATACTCCTGTTTCGATTCAAAAAATTGATATATATTTAAAAACAGGGAAAACAGCATAATGTCAAACTATACCAAAGCCACAAACTTCTTAGCTAAAGACTCATTAGCAGATGCAGATCCACTTAAAATTATTAAAGGGTCTGACTTTGATACAGAGTTCAATGCTTTACAAGTAGCAGTTAATACTAAAGCAAATACAATCTCTCCTACTTTTACTGGTACACCTTTAGCTCCTACAGCTACGGCTGCAACTAATACAACACAACTTGCTACTACAGAGTTTGTAACAACAGCAATTAGTGCTTCCTTTCCTTCAGGTGGAATTATTATTTGGTCAGGCTCTGCTGCAACTATTCCTACTGGATGGTTACTATGTAATGGATCAAGTTCAACCCCTGATTTAAGAGATAGATTTGTAGTTGGTGCTGGTTCTACTTATGCAGTAAATGCTACTGGTGGTAGTGCAACTGCAGTGGTAGTTAGCCACACCCATACTGCAACAGTTACAGACCCAACACACGCACATACTATTCCTAATACAGTAGCTGATGCAATTGGTGGTTCAGGTGCACAACCAAGTTATCGTGGAAGTGGTACTACAAGTACATCATCAGCTTCAACAGGTATTACAGTAGCAAACTCTACAACAGGTGTAAGTGGTACAAATGCTAACTTACCTCCGTACTATGCTTTATGCTATATTATGAAGAGTTAATGAGTAAGATAGAATATGTAAACCTTCTCTATAGGATTTATGGAAGTCCTAAAGAAAATAAAAAGAAGTTCTTAGAAGAAGCAGCTACTTGGGAATACTACCCAGTGTACAAAGAAGACAAAGTGGTTGCTCTGTTTATGACTAAAGGTAATAGAATCCATTGTGGATGTCTTCCTGAAGCTAGTGGAAAATGGTTCCCAATGAAGATGTATAAGCGGATTATAAAGAATCTTCTTCTAAAGTATGGAAAGGTAGCAACATCAACCTATCCTGAAACAGAAGCGTTTGTTAAGCGGTTAGGATTTAAAGAAGTAAGTAGAAATAATAATGTTATTAATTTTATAAAGACAGAGGTATAATATGGGGTTTATTGCAGATTTTTTTGGCGGAAAAAAACCTGAGACTACTCAGGCAGAGTATAATCCTGCGAATGTTACAGGGCCAACTGGTGGAGTTAATTGGAGTGGTGGTAATGCAACTCTTACATTATCTGATGCTTTAAAACAATTATATGATCAATATGTTAGTGGTGCATCTAGTACACTACCTTCACCAGAACAATTAGATTTTGGTAATCAAGTTTCTGATTATGGTAAAGGTATGTTTAGTCAAGCTTCTAATTTAAATCTTAATGAAATGATTGCAAAATATTATAATCAACAACAAGATATTATGGCTCCTGGTAGAGAAGCAGAAAATGTTTCTTTAGCAAATACTCTTTTTAGTCAAGGTAGAACTGGTTTAGGAACTGGAACTACTGGTGGTTATATTAATCCTGAACAGTTTAGTTTGTTTAAAGCAAGAGGATTAGCAGATCAAAATCTTGCTTTTGAATCTACTAATAGAGCTCGTGGTATACAAATGGAAGATATTCAAAAAGCTTTAGGTTTATATGGTATGGGACAATCCTTTAAAACAGAACCTTATGGAGTTTCTGCTGGTATTTTAGGAAATGCTATGAATCTTGGACAAGCTAATGCTTCTTTTATTCCTTATGGTATTCAATCAGGAAGTGCTGGAGCAAATGCTGGAGCTAATATACTTAATGCTGAAACTTCTTCTAGAAATGCTAATTTAGGTTTCTGGGGAAGTATTGGATCATCGCTTCTTAAGAAGCCATAAAAATAAAGGAATATAATATGGTACAATCAGTAGCAGGATTATTTGGAATGTCACCTCAAGAGGCTGAAGCAGATGTTTATAAAAACTCATCTAGAGCTGAAGATCTTTTTAGAGGGGTTGGTTCTTTATTTGGTTATGAAAATGAAAACGTTAGAAAAGCAAAAACAATAGAAACTGCTATGCAAGATGTTTTAAGTAAAATAACACCTGAAGAAGCTAAAGATCCTTCTATTTTATATCCTATGTTAACAGAAGGATTTAAACGTTATGGTTTACCTAAAGAAGCTTTAATAGCAAGTCAAGCTGGACAAGAAGCAATTGCTTCCTATGATACTAATAAAAGTAATATTGCAGTACAACAACAAAGTATAGAAAATAAAAAAACTGAATATCTTGGTTCTGTAAGTTCTGCTTTTAGTAATGCTTTAGACACTACAGAAGATCCTAAAAAAAGACAAGCTCTTTGGGATACTGCTATTAAAAAGATTGCAAAGTATCGTCCAGAAGATGCACAAATGTTAAAAGATTTACCACCATCTGAATGGGCAACAGCTCTTCGTATTTATGAAGATGAATCACAAACTGCTGGAACACGTCAAAAAGAAAAAGCAGCAGCTGCTGCTTTAAAAGTAGCAGAACAAACAGCTACAGACGCACGGGTAAGAGGAGAAAGAACAGAACGTCTTGCTAATAAAAGAATGGACCTTACTTTTCAAATAGCTACATTACAAGAAGCTGGAAAAGATGCTAGAGCTGAAAAAGCTCAATTAAGTGCTATTGATAAAATAATGCATAAAGAGAATGTAGATGCCGCTAAATTACCTAATAAAACTGAAATTATGAATTTAGGTACTAAAATTGGAGATAGAGAAATTAGTGGAGAATTAAAAGTTACTACTGGTTTAGAAGGAGATGAACTTAAAAAAGCACTTCCTTTCTTTAAAGGAACTTACTCTAAATTTCTTAGTCAAAATGATGCTGATGGATTTCCATTATATTCTCCTCCACAAGCTAAAGCTTTAGCTCTTCAAGAAATATCAAAGAACATTAATGAAGAAGGTTACTTTTTTAAAAATAAAACTTTTAAAGGAACAGCTGCTATTACTCCTAAAAAACCTGCTGTAAATTCTCTTAACAAAGAAAAAGTTATTCCTATAAAAGATTTAGTTGTTGGAAAAACTTATGAAAAT